CAATGCCCGCAGGTGCGGCAGTTCCTTCCGTCGGACAGGGAGACTGTCCGCCACATAGAGGCGGCGCATCTACTTCTTCTTGAACTTCCCGAACCGCAGGTCGGTCGGGTCAAGCCAGGTGTAGACGAGCGGCAGGACGGAAATCAGGGCTGCGTGGAACAGGGCCACATAGTCCCGTTCACCCGCCGCATAGAGGGACAGGGCGGAGGCGACGAACACCTTGCACCACGACTTGACCATTTCCTGCGTCTCGGTACTCATGGCGGCAGACTATCAGGCGGTAAGAATCCGCCCGGCTTCCCGCAGGATCGGCTTCATCTCCGGGTAGTAACGGTTGTCGTCCGGGCCAGTCCAGACGGTTCCGTCCATCTCGATGCTGATCGGTTCGGTCATGCCGAGGTTGTGGCACGCCTGCCGGATAGCAACAATCATCTCAAAGGTCATAGTGCGATCAGCGTAATCCGTCGGTTGGCGAACGTCGCCGTCGTCGCCGCACCCGTCCGATACTTCAAGGTGAACGTGTTTGATCCGGCGGTCACGGTCAGCGGGATCAGCGCGGTCATCTGGTATGCGCCGTTGCTCGTAGACGACGTGACATAGAGGGCGTTTGCGTCCGAGGCAGCGGTTGTCGTCGTGCCGGACACGGCCACACCGACCACACCGATGCCCTGCGAAGTTCCGTTGTAGACGGTGGCGGTGATCGCCACCAGCACGCTCGTCCCAGTAGTCACCGTCACCGCCGGGCCGCTCGTGGATAGGTCACCGAATGATGCGCTCGTGTAGGTCTGCGAGGTGGACACCTCAGCCGTCGTCACCGACGACACAGCCTGCGTAATCGTGCCCCAAGCCAAACCAGTCGTCTGCGTCGAATCGGCTTTCAGATACTGGCCATTCGTACCGACCGCAAGACGGGCCACCGTGTCTGCCGCCGTACCAGCGATCAGATCACCCTTCGCATCCACAATCGTCGGCTGAATCGCAGCGGCAGCATCCAGCTTGGCGGCAGTCACCGCACCATTCGCAATCTTCGCCGTCGTCACCGCACTATCCTGAATCTTCACGGTGATAACCGAATCAGTCGCCAAATCGTCCGCGACCACCGCACCCGTAGCGATCTTCGCCGTGGTAATCGCCGCATCAGCGATACCCGCCGTCGCCACCTGACCCCACTTCACGCCGTTCGTCGCCGTCGAATCAGCCTGCAACACATGGGTGTTCGTCCCGACACCGAGGCGGTTGATGTCCGTCCCGTTCGTCGTCAGCAGGTCACCCTTCGTCGTCATCTTCGACGCCAACTCGTTCGCCTGGTTCGCATCGACAGCGGTGAACACCGGGTAGATCGTCGTACCCGAAGCATGGGTCTGCGCCGAAGTGTCATCCTGCGCCCTCGTCAGCGTCAGGCTCGTCCCCGAAATCGTCGCAAGGCACTTCTCCTCCGACGACGTGCCGGGGGACAGCACCACATAGAACGGGTCAGCCCCAACCGGCCAACCCGTGTTCGACGCAATGGACACCGAAGTGTCGGCAACACCAATGTTGATGGTCGTCGTCGTAGACGCCGCCGCACCCTTGTATTGTCTGCGAACCGGCAAGGCCATAGCGGGCTTACCTTACACTACGCATAATCAGCAGGCAGGTGCCATCCCAATCCCACGGATAATGGGCATCATAGGCTCGCACCGGCCTCCACCGGACATCCTCCACAATCACCGAATACGACCGGTTCCCCTCCTGATAGGTGACCACACGCGGATTGTCCACAAGGTTCCGCAGCCGATCCAGCTCGTCGTCCACATCGACGAAATAGTCCCGCCCGTTGGACGGGGTGACGACATGGTGCAACAGCAGCGGCACCGAAAAGATTTGGGCACGGAGCGGGGCAGCATAGGCACGGCCCATCCAACGGGTCACCACCGGCCCGACCGTCGCATCTGACCCAGAACGGGTCAAGGTCAGCTGCACCTCAGCCTCAAACACCCGTGTCTCAAACCCGTCAAACGTTTCCTCCAAGTCACCGGATTGGGTCATGTTCCCAACCGTCACGAACGTCCCCTTGTCGTTGGACACCGCCAACGACACCGAGCCGTTCAGAGCCTCGGCACGCAAATCCCACTTCGGAATGAACTTCGCATCCGGCACATCCCACCGGTAGATACCCGACCGCAAGGTGCCCGACGCCACCTTGCCCGTAGCGTGCTTCTTGTAGAAACCCAACCCGGCGACAGCGAACACCGGCTCATTGTCAAACTCGTGGACATCCGTGACCGTGCCCTGCCCAGTCACCATCAGATCGGACGCATAGGCAGGCTGATTCGTGGAAATCTGGGTAGCAGTATCCATCCTGCCGATACCGGTCGAAACACCGTCATAGTTCGTCCACCCGAAATAGACGTACTGGCCGACAGACCCGAACGCCGCCGTACTTGTCCCCGTCCGAACCAGCGGCCCGACCACAAGGTTCCCGTCGCCGTCCGACGTGCAGAACCTGAACCCAGTCTCCAAGCCGATGACGACAAACCCGAGATAGCCGTCGATGTTGGTGACGATCTCACCCAACGGCAGCTCGGCTGCAACCGTCGGGATGTCGAGGGCGGTTCCGTCAGCCTTGATCGTCGTCTTGTAGATCAGCGTCTTGTTGCCCGCATACCCGGCACAGTAGATGTGGTTCTGCCCGGCGGCGAATCCGACCCAGTTGAAGTTCGTGTTCGGATGGGTGAACAAGGCACCGGGGTTGTTCGCATTGGAACCTGGTGTCGTGGTGATGTTCCAAATCTTGTGCTTGTCCACCCCCTGACCGGCGACCATCAGACGGCCCTTTACATAGGCAAGAACGCCTGCCTCGATGCCGGTGATGTAGTTGGAGTTGGTGCTGATCCCCGCGTTCGTCTGGTCAATGTCGCCGTTCGCATACGAGTAGAACACGTTGTAGCCGTCGGACGCCATCGAATACAGGTTGGACGCATCCGTCCCGGTCACCGTCGTGAACGTGGAGAGATCGGACGAATACTGGACTGTCTGCCCATCCGTAATGTAGAGACGCCCATCGGCGGTCGCCATGTAGAAGTTGGAGTTTGCCGACGCATAGAACTGGGTCACATCCGGCAGGAGCGACAGTTCGCCCCGAGTCCACACGTCCACACCCTTCGACGTGTAGAACCGGTACGGCTCCGCATCAGCCGTATCCGAATACTCCTGACCGGCCCCGTAGTGCCAAGACGACTGGCTGCGCCGCCACAACCCCTGCGGGTTGATCGCCGCCTCACCCGGCTCCGTGGACTGATCCACCGAATCACGGACACGAGCATCGTACTGTCGGGCAAAGTCACCCGACTTCAAATCCAACATATACGGACGGCCATTCACCGCCACAGGGAACACATCCGGCACGAGGGTCGTCGCACCCGTACCCGTATAGAACGCAGCATCGCCGTCAAGTTTCGTCGTAAAGTCGATTAGGGCAGCCATCTCACGCCCTGATCGTCAATGGATACTGCCTCGCCAGCTTCGCCTTCTCCGCAATGACACGATCCCTGCGGAGACGCAGAATGTTGTTGAACGAATCCCGCATCGCACCCGGCGGCACCTCATCGGCACGGCGGGTGTCGCCCTGCGCCTCCGTGAAGTTCCGCTTGACCTCACGCACCGAGAGCATTCGGATCATCACACCCATCTCCAAGATGTCCTCCATCGTCTGAGGCACCTTGCACACCGTCTGAATGTCCGACGCCAACGTAGAAGTACGGACGAACGGGGCCGTGTACCGGACGACCAGCGTTCCCGCGACCGGAGCCTCGTCGAACACGAGGGCGAACGTGGACGGGAAATCTGCGACCGGCAGGTTCCGTTGCAGACGCACATTCCGCACATACGGGAAATCGTCCGACTTGTATTTGACCCGCACGTCAATCAGATCAAGCAGGCTGGTCACACCGGTCATGTCGATCTGCCGATCCGACCCGTTGTACGAGATCGCGGTCGTCGTCACCACCTGATACAAGCCGTTCGCCGGGGATGAGAGGTCGTCAATGTCCTGATTCAACGCATCCAGCAGCTGTGCCTTCGGGAACCGGGGGTTCTGGACGATGATCGCCCCAGCCGAATGGGATGCTGCCGTGGTGCCCGCATAGCCTCGCTCCACGGTCAGCGTCTTGGAACCGGTGTTGGCCTGCCAAATGTAGACCAGTTCCGAATCGATCTCAAAGACGGTGCCCTCACGCAACCCACCTAGTTCGTAGGTGGTCACGAACGAGGTGTCGTCAGCGTCTACGCCGGTCGCAAGCTTGTTCCGTTCCTCGACGACCCCGGAAAGCAGTTGGCGTTGTACGCGGTCAAGCAGCGCACCAGCGGTGGACATTTACTTCTTCTTCTTGCCCTTCTTCTTCAACGCACCGGCAGGCTTCGCGTAGGCGGGGACGGAGACGGCGTTCATCTTCTTGGTGCTGGTGTAGCCCTGCTTCTTCACTTCATCCTCTTGTTTCCGGCAGCCTTCTTCTTGTTGCCCTTGCCGTACTCCATCATCCGTTCCTTCTTGCCCTCGGTCTTTTCGTGCATTTTCATCGATTTGCCGGACTTCTTGGCTTCGGCCTTAGCCATCGCCATACCCTTCTTCGTGTACGGGTATTCCTTCTTACCGACCTTCGGCATTGCTCCACCTTTCCTTTGGGAACGTGGCGGACGCTACCACATCACCATTTCACCCGATCCGCCCAATACGCGGCAGACATCTTCCCCTTCGCAATATTCTTCGCATGACGAGCCTTGAACGACTCCCGACGCTTCCGATACGCCTCAGACTCCCCCGCCTTCTTAGGCGACCCCGAAACCCCCTGCTGACCGAACCGGATCAGCTTCACCTGACCCCCTTCCTTCGCCAGCACCGCATGGGACTTCTTCGCACCCGGCGTCCGCTTCGGCTTGTTATACCCGGCGAACCGCTCACCCCGATACTCGATAGTCACTTGCCCCTCCCCTGACGGGACGCCCACGCATTGTCCACCAGATTCGGATACGGACGACCCGCCTCCCTAGCCCGGGCCTGCGCCGCCTTCTTCTGACCGGCAGACAACGGAGCCGACTTCTTCTTCGGATTCTTCTTGTCCCAAAACTCTTTCTTCACGCCACAACCTTTCCAGCCTCAGCAGCAATGTCTGCCACGTTCTCGGGCACCACATTATCCTGCCCCGGCAACAGCACCCACCGCTTGCCGTTCACCTCGACCGTCACCTTCTCCTTCACACGGACAGGAAACTCCACAGACGGATGACGCACCTTCCGAGACGTGAGCCGCTCACCCACCGGCACGGCGGCCACCAGTTTCTCCGCAGCCTGACGCCACGAAAACTGCTCCCCAGCCCTCGGCGCACCATCAACCGCCGCCGCCTTCCACCTGCCACGATCCGCATAGACGGCACGCATCAGATCGACCAGCCCGTCCAGATCAGCCTCATCCCACCTGCCGACCGACCCCGGCACCTTCCGATGCGGCACCACCGCAGACGCCAAATGAGCGAACTCCGCCTGCCCCGAAGTAGCCGTGATGATCGTCGGCACACCCAACGCGATGTTCTGCAACGGGATCAGCCCAAACCCCTCGCCACGCGCAGGCGCAAGGAAACAGTCCGACTGGTTGTAGAAGTTCCGTTCCTCCTCCACAGACATCCACTCACGAAACCAAACGACCCCCGGCACATCCATCTTCGGCACATCCGACGCATGAGGCGCAGCCTTCACCCGCAGCTCCGCATCCGGCAACTTCGCCCGACGGAACGCCTCCACCACCAGATCAAGACCCTTCCGCTTCCACAACGACCCGCCAGCCGTGAACACGAACCGGTCATTCTCCGGTCGGGCAAACGGCTTCCAGAACCGGGCATCCACCCCCAGCGGCACGGCAGACACCTTCGGATGGTGCGGGCCGAACACCTCGACATTGTGGGCGCACGGGACGAGCACCTGATCGTATTGGGACATCCACCGGCGGAACCGCTCAGGCAGAACATCGGTTTCCCACATCGTAAAGATCACACGATGCGCCCCCTCATACCACGACTTGATGGAGAACGGCACGGACATCAGCACATCCACCGAACCCATCGGAGACACCTGCACCCCCGACGGCAAACCGGAGATGAACCCGTTCAGCATCGACCCGTAGCCGAACCTGCCGTCCGTAAACCCGTGCCAATGCTGGACGTTCACAACCACTCCGGCGGCCACACCGCCCCCGGCTTCAACCCGCCGTTCCTCGCCATCATCTGCGCCAACCCCACGTTCCTCAACGCCACATCAAAGTTCCCCTTACGGGAATGCTGATCGTCGTGCAACGTGTAGAACATCCGCACCCTATCCTCAAACCGCACATCCAACCCGTGCTGCAAATACTCGATGGACGCAACCCAATCAGCCCACATGATCGGACGGTACGGGATGCGCTCAAACACATCCTTCTTGTAGACCGCATAGCCCGACAGCGTGTAGAACGGTGCGTCAAACGCCCGCTCATAGTTCTCGCGCCTCGGCATCCTCACCGCATCAAACGAATCCAAATGACCGGACACAATGATGTCGCCCTCCAACACCAAGTCGGCAAGACCATTGGGCGGCATCCGGTCATCCACCATCAGCGGAGCCACATAGTCCTGCGACGCACAGCGAAACAAATGGTGGATCGTCCCCCAATGCTTCGGCTCCACCAGATCAACCTGCTTCCAACCGACCGGCAACTGCCGCAACTTGTCCGTCGCAAGAATCACCTCAGCCGGAGCAGGGTCCAACGCCCACACCGAGTCAATCCACTCATCCCCGAAGCGACCCCAATAGTCGCCCCACACCATCGAGACGAGCGTTACACCAACGGTCGGTTTATCCCCAGACCAGTTTCCACTTGCCACTTGTATTCCGCCTTCTGCTCCACCTGAGCTGACCCGTCAATCGCCTTCGGCTGCAAACCCTCCGACCTCAAACGCTTGTAAGCGTCAAGGTCCTTCTCCAATATCTTGTCCTTCTGGTTGATCGTCGCCGCCCTCGCACCACCACGGCGCGTCGGGGTCGCGGAGGCTGCAATCGACAGGCCGGAAACCTTGCACCCGAAGCAGCCCGGCACATCCAGATTCGGATGAGTCTCCCGGTGCTTCATGTGATGTACGCACCGTACCCTGCCGCCGTCAGTTCGGCAGCCTCAGCAGCCGTCACCGTATGCACATGACCTCCCTCATAAATCTTGGACACCTGCCCGGTGTCCCGCTGATCCACCTCGGTGAACGTACCATCGGTCAGCCGATACACGTTCCGGCCCCGAGCCTCCGGCTCGAAGAACCTCCACAGCCGACGCTGCAATCCGCCACGGCTCATGTCCCCATAGTGGACGAAATCGTCTGTCGGCGGAATGAACGTAGGCACGACGACAGAATACAGGAAGCGGGGGCCGGGCGCAGGAGGAGACGCCCGACCCCCTAATCCTGTCTCGGAACTAGGAGTTCGTTCCGATGCTGGACGACGACTCGATGCGTCCGAGCGACTCCTCACGGAACCGACCGTAGCCACCGAGCCAGTACCAGCCCGTCGGGTTGAACCGGCGCAGAACGTCCACGACCGGTCCCATCACCACGCGCGGGAACGGGCCATTGCCGTCCACCATCGAGTACGCCTTCGCCAGCGACTGACGGCCCATGACGTGCGTGCAGTAGACATCCACCTTTGCGGACGAACCGGTCGAGGAACCCGACCCATCCGACGCATCGGTGAACACCTTCGCGCGCGGCGTCTCGATGAACCGCACCGACTCGAACGTTCCGATCTCACCGTTGTAGATGTTCTCGGTGTCCACGGCGACGTGCGGAGCGTTCCACGAGGCATTCCCCGTCTCACGGCGCAGGTCGTAGGAAACGTCCGGGTGGATGAAGCCCATGTAGTAGCCGTTGTAGGTGGCGACGTTCTTCTTGCGGAGCGAAGCCGTCATCTTGCGGATGTCGTTCGCCGTGATGATGTCGTCGCTGCCCACCGTCGCACGGCTCGTCGGGAGCGAAGCCCCACCCGAACCGTAGAAGATGTTCTGCGTGCCAGCCGCGAGAACCTCACGGACAACCTGGTCGATGGAGTCGCCAGCGTTGTAGCCGATGATGTTCGCCGCCGCCGTGTCCACGTCGAGGAACGAGGTGCCACGGAGCTTGGCGGTCGTGTTCACCGCGTTGCCGTACTCGGCCAGCGTGACCGTCACCTGCGAATCCGACATTGCAACCGGGGTCACATCCGTCGTCTCCCCGAGGGGGCTGGTCGCCGCCGACAGGTCAGCGAACTTGGTGAAGATGACCGACGAACCGGGCATCGACTGGTTGGTGGGCTGAACGTCCGCAGCCTGATCGAACAGCAGCTCGGAGCGGAGCGCGAAGTACGCGATCTGCTCGTATGCAGCCTGATCGACCGAGAGCGAACTCTGCTCGGTATATGCCATTGGGGTTTATTGCCTTTCGGGTCGTCCCGTCAGGCTGACCCGACGGGTTAGAGGGTTTCTGCTTCTGCTCGTGCTTGGGCCAGAATCTGCATCACCTCAGCCTGCGAACGGGCATTCTTGATCTTCGCCGCATAGTCCACCACCGGCTCGCTTGTCTCCCCAGCGGCGGTCGTCCGCGCAATGCGGTTGAACGCCTGCTTCTCCGAATCGTTCACACGGTTCGGTGTGAGAAGGCTTGCTTCCTCGGCAGCAGAACGGATTGCCTCGACCGACAACTCGCCGTCGTATCCCTTGACGAAATACTTCGCCTTCGGGTCGTCCGGGTTGATGCCAGCCTTTACGAACGTCAGCTCGCGTCGGGCAGCGTCCGCTTGTGCGGCCTGCTCACGCAACGCCTTGTTCTCGGCTTCCAGCTTGCGCAGATGTGCGCGCACCGGGTCCTTCGGCTGATCTGGCTGCTCGTCCTCAAACTCATGGTCGTCAGACATGGCCCACTCCTTCCGCCCACACACGAACCGGAGGAGTCCGTGTGGCTGCAAGCATCACCCTTTGTTTCACGTCAGAACCGGGGCTTCCTGACGGTATCCCTTGTGGGATGCCGTCACAGTAGCACACCCCTATTCTGCGAGGCCGGTGGCGAGGCGGGTCGAGCCGGAAGTCTCACCCGTGGTGCGGGCGAACTGACCGCCGCCCTCAAAGGCCGCGACCCGGCGACGCTGACGGGCGGCAAGCCGCTGCTGGGCAGCAACATCCGACCCGAGCTGCGCCATGACCAGTTCCTCCTCGGTGATGGCTTCCTCACCGCCAAACTGCTGGCGCAGTTCGCCCATCCCGCCGATCTCTGCGAAGCCCCGTTCCGCTTCGGCGGCGGTCACCCCACGGGCGGCGAGGTTCTCAGCCAACGCTCCGGTCAGCTGGATGCCAGCCTGCTCCGCACCCCTAGCGGCGATCTGGGCGGCACGGGCCTGACGGGTCAGCAGCGGTGCGGCACGAGTCGGGTCAAGGAAGTAGGCGGCCAGTTCTCCTTCACCCACCCCGTACAGGGTACGCATCTGGTTGATGACCTGGGGATCGGCGTCCTTGACGGCGCGGTACCCCTCCTCGATGCGGGTCTGCAACTCGGCGGGCGATACGTCACCTTCGATGAGGGCTTGGAAGTCGTCGGTCTGGTCGTAGAAGTTGGCGGGCAAACCATTCGCTTGGAGGAGGGTCCGGTAGGTGTTCTCCAACCCGATGTAGGAGGCAGGGTCAAGTTCTGCCAGCCCCTTCCGTGCACGGGCGGTGTTGGCGGCGAACCGCTTCTGGTAGGCGGGCTGCTCACGGAGGGCGTAGATGATGGCATCGGGGTTGGAAATGTTCACCGTCTCCTTGACGATGATCTCGTTGTAGACGTAATCGCCAAGTTCTGCGAGTCCGAAGTCTGCGAGGACTTTGCTGATGGTTTGGCGGGCGTCGCGTTGCCGTTCGGCGCGGAGGCGTGCCTGTTCCTCCTCGTACTGCTGGCGGCGGATGCGCTCAATCCGCTCGACATCGGATTCCTCACGCGGCTCAGGCTCAGGCGCACCCTCCGGCGGGGTGATGCCAGGCGGGAGGACACCGGGGCCATAGCCAAGATCAATGCCGGGGATCGGCCCAATCTCGACGCCAGACACATCGCCATAGAAGCCGTAGCCAAGACCGGCAAAACCACTCGCTTCTGGCGTGTAGGGAACGTCGCTCATCAGGTCACCTTACCGAACGCCCGTGCAAGCGTCAGAGCGATGTCCGTCGCCTGATCGTTCGCCTGCTTCGTGTATTGCCAACCGAACACCGGATCGGACTTCACCTGACGAGTCCACTCCGACAACGACATCTGCCCATTCTTCGGATCACCAAACGCCCGCATATACGGGCCGCTCATCATGTCGATCTCGTTCTCGTCCCGCTCCAACAGCTGTGCCGCATACCGACGGTACGACGCACCAATGTCCTCCAACGTCAGCCCGGCGTCGATCTGCTCGGACAGGTGGGGCATCGCACCCTTCACGGACAGGCGCATACGCTGACGCAGGGCATCGGCAGTCAAGGTCTGACCGGTGGACGGCTCCGGCGTACCGGACAGCACAGACTGGATTTGGGCGTCCGTCACGTTGTACCCATACGCCTTCCCAAGACGGCGCAGGGCGGTTGCGTCCTCACCCTTCAACACATCCTGCATTCCACGCGGATTGTTCTTCCTCTGGAACAGCGTGTTGTAAACAGCCTGCTTCTCCGACGCACCAGTCAGACCGTTCCGAGCAACCGCAAACGCCACATCGTTGAGGGTCGCCTCATCGAAGTTCAGGTCGCCATAGGTAGATGCGATCCGATCCTTGACCGTCTTGACCAGCAGGTTCCGGTCAGCATCAACCATTTGGTCAAACGAACGTGCCGCCTCGACCGTGGTGCGCCAGTAGGTCGTGCCACGCAACTCGGCCTTGAACCGCTCCCGACCCTCTGCGCTGTTCAGGTCGTAGACGCCGTTCGGATCGGCGGCCTTAGTCATCAGGTCCAGCAGGTCCTGACCAAACGTGTTTACCGCATCGGCGGTCGTCCAAGTGTCCGAGTAGGACGGGAAATACTGTTGGAGAATCTTCTTCCACGCATCAGGGTCGGTCGGACGGCGACGGGCAGCAGTTGCCGCAGCCCTCGGTGTTCCAGCGGTCGTGCCGCCAGCAGCGACAGCCGCAGCCGTGCCAGCCGCAGCCGTACTCGTACCAGCCGGAGGCATCGCAGTACCCGCAGGCAGAACAGCCGTAGACGGGGCACCAGACACCGTTTCAGGGCCGGTACGGGTCGGACCGAGCGGACCGGGCACGCCACGCGGCGTACCCCGACTTGATCCGGTAACAGTTCCCGGAGGAGCTGACTTCGGCACAACTGCGACAGCGGTGCCGTTACGGGTCACATAGCCGTCCTCGGTGACGGTCAGACCCTTCTTCGCCAACGCTTCCTTCGCCTTAGCCGCAGCCTCGACCCACCTGTCAATGTCAGCCTGCGTCTTTTGCGGACCGGTGCCGACGACCCCCGCAACTTCCTGTGCGGTGATCTGCACCTTCTGTTCGGCTTTCAGATAGTCGTCAATCAGCTTCTGGTTCGCCTTTGACAACTTGGACTGGGCGGCGGCGATCTCCTGCTGGCGGCGTTCCGCCTCCGACACGGCAGGAGAAGTCAGGTTCTCCCCGACGGCCCTCGCCACACCTGCGATCCCGCTGCCGACCCGCTCAAAGAATCCGGTGGTCTGCGCGTCAATCTGCGCCTCAACCGCATCAACCGCAGCCTTCAACTCGTCGCCAGACAGCACCTGCGTACCGCCGGGACCCTCGACACGGAACCCCTGCCCCGGCACATAGACCGGCGACCGCAACGCCTCCAAATAGGCGCGAAGTTCCTCGACAGTCATCTCATCCATTAGCCGGTCCTCAACATCTCATTCAGAATGTTCGCCGCCTGCACAAACCGGTACGCCTTCGCCTCATCAGGATTCGCAGACGCCACCGTCTCCTGAGCCATCTCCACCAAAGTAGACGTGTCACCCTTCGCCTCACGCTGACGAATCTGAGCAATCAGACCCTGCACCTCAGCCTGCGTAAACCGGCGACCCAACGCCTCAACAGCCTGATCGTCCAATGACTTCTTGATCTGCTTCGCAGTACGGGCGACGCGCCCCGAGCCGCGCGATGCAAACTGAGCGCGAACGATGGGGAGAGTGTCCTTCCATGTGTACCCGTAATAGTTGGAAGTCGCCAACAGTTCGCTCATCGCCAGCAGGTCGTGAGGCTCAAACCCGTTCTGCGACGGACGCATATTCTTCGGGTACATCCCACGCTGGGCCAACTCCCGTTGCAAAGCCACCCGTTCATCGGTACTCAACTTGGATAGTTCAAGGAGCGACTCGGACATTTCGTTGTATTTGCGACGCTGCACGCGCCCTTGCTTGTCCGTAAGACTCGGGCCGGTATAGACGTAACGGCCCTTCTGGGCGGTTTCCATGAGATACCCAGTCCCCTCGGATTCGAGGATGGCGTATTCCTCAGGGGTGGGGGTTATAAAACGGGGAAGCGTCGGGTCCTGCTGGGACGTGTCGGCACCCGGCATCGCAGGGATGCCCTCCAACGCATACGGGTCCTTCGGCTGGTCAGTCGTACCGGTGTCGCTCAACTATCAACCTCGTTCATCAACTCACGATCCCAAATCCGCTGGAACTCCGGCGTCTTGTCACCGATAGCAGTACCGATACTAACAAGCCACTCACGGAGAGGTGCCGCCGCCTTCGCAGTACCAAACCCCTGCGCCGAACCACCCGACGCCTCATAGCGTGCAATCGCCTGATCCCGATAGTTCAGATACGCACCAATCGCCTGCGCAACCTCATTGTCCTGCATCTGCGGGTCGGCAACAGCCTGCTTCAACTGGACGATCTTCTGCTCAAACTCACCGACCGTGAACACCGGCACCGCAGGGAACCCGGCATAACGGCGGTTGATCGCCTCACGCACACCCCGCAACCATGCCCGCTGTTCATCCGTTGGATACGCCCCGACCTGCTCCCTGTAATACCGGTAGATCGATGCACCCACCCGATACTGGGCCTTCTCCCACAGCTCCTTCGGGGTTAGTTCCTTGATCTGACCGGCCTTCTTCATCCGATCCCACGCCTCAAAAGAGAACGCATCGCCACCGGGGGCGAAGTAGCCGCCGACCAGCGAATACTTGTCGAGGAACCCGCCGTGGTTCCGTTCCCAGTCCACGAATACATCGGTTGGCTCGACGCCGCCGACCTGTGCTTCGGTCTTGGCGGCAAGGTAGAGGAATGCGTCCTCACCGAACATTTCCAACGCCCGTGGGATGGCGGTGTCATAGTTCTCGTTCTGCATCCGGTAGAACTCTTGGCTCACCGCAGACGCCAACATATCCATGTTGTCGGCGTTCTTGATGATGAACTCGTTGGACGGCGCGACCGGCCCGATGAACTGGGCAAGGGCACGCATCAAGGTCAGCACCTTCGCCGGGGTCTTGGCTTCCTCCATGAGCCGAGCCTTTGAGTCGGCATCCATGCCGTAGTCGCCGGAAGTCATCTTGGCACGCACCACGTCCAAATAGGTGTTGCCGTAGATGGTGTCCATGCGGTTCGGATCGTCGAACAGGGCGGACTTCACCTTCATCGCATACGACGGAATCAGAATGTCAGCGGTCGGTTCCTTGCGCCCATACGGGACGAGGAACTTCATCAGCGAATCCGTCTTAGGCGTATCAGGGATCAACTGGGAAGCAGCCAACTGCACCATCGGCCCAGCACCAGGCGTGAACTGCAAACCCATTGACATACGGCGCACCTCGCCCTTCAACGGTGCATCCACACCAGTAATCAACTGGGACAGTTCGCCGGACAACGGCAACAGGAACGAGTTTTCGCCGCTCACAGGGTCCTTGAAGAAGAACCCCTGACCATCCTGATCGTAGTCAGCCTTCTCCGCACCCGAATACATCAGCTGGGCACGCCGGATACGGGTCGGGTCCTCAATGGCGAACTTACCGAAACGGCTGATGATCTCACGCCAAGCAATCCCGAACGGCACCACGACGCGGGCGATGTCCTCCAAGTTGTTCCGGCTGGAAGCGTCATACAGGGTTTCTTTCACCCCACGGAGCGCACGAATCTTGGCGTAGTCATCCAACTGGTCCAACGTCCCCAAGCCATCCGCCTTGTTGGACACGGCAGCCTTCTGCAACTTCGCCCAAATCTCCTTGCTCCCCACATAGTTCGCAGGCGAAACCTTGTATTGCATGGCATAACTCTTGACCTGTGCGACGAGCTTCTGGGCGTCCTCCAAAGAGATCGCATCGACCTCCTTCACCACATAGTCGTAGTAATACTGGCGGAACAGCGGCGACTTTTCCAGATTACGGGTCCACGTCCCGTACAGGCCGTTGAAGAATCGGTCGGTCATCCGATCCATAATCCCGCGCTTCTCAGCCGACATTGACCGTTCCGCAATCTTCACCGAAGGCGGGAACCCCGTCGCGGCAGGGTTGGCGTCAAACTCGTCGATCTTGGAACGGATGAACGCCGCCAGTTCCTCGCGCCCCTCCACGCTGTCCACCACGTCGTTCCCGCTCGTCTCCCGCACCTGGATACGGCCCAGACCCTGCGCTGGGTCGTCGCTGATCTGCACCCCGACCCGCTCGACCACGTTGCCGTTGTTGTCCAGCCCGTAGTACCGGACGAGCCGCCCCTTCCCGGTCTGCGGGCCGTCAATCCTCGCAATGACATCGTTCACGTCAATGTCGTCCACCGGACCCTTCGGCACCTGCCGGTAACCGAGCGCAAACTTCAACTCGTCATCCCCACCCGTTTTCAGCTCGACACGGGCACGGTTCAGCCGCTCCAACCATTCGGTCAGAACCTCGTCATTCACATCGTCAATCTTGACGAAGGTGGTCTTGCCGTCCGGCGACGCATACTTGAACCCGGACTTCAACGCCCGTTCCAGCACCTCCAAATAGCGGCGACCCTTCGGCATGGTGCGGAGATAGTTGATGTATTCGTCCGTCCCAACACCCTTCGCCATAGCGTTCATCGCCGGGTCCATAGCGATCTGCAAAGACTCGTCGATGATTCCCTGACGCCACAGTTCCGGCTCCAAC